CTCGAGCTCGGCGGCCATCTTCATCTCGTGCTCGTTGGGCTTACTGCGCCCGGCACGCTTTGCCATCATCTGAGCGACCCTCTTCTGGAAGGCCGTCTGCTTCATGGATTTCATCTCTTCGCCGTGCTTGCCGTTCGACTCGATCTCGATTTCGACTTTCATTTCTTCTTGTACCCCGCCTCAGACATCGCGATGGCCACGGCCTGGTCGCGGCTGGTGACCTTGTCACCGCTCGAGCTCTTCAACTTGCCGGCCTTGTACTCGCGTAAAACACGGGCCACCTTGGCCTTCATCTTGTCCTGCTTTTCCATCATGCCCCCTGCAACATTGGTCGCGAGCCCCGGCGGCTCACTGCCGCCAGCCTGGCGGCGCGGCGCTCACCGAGCTCACGCTGCAGCCCAGACTCGAGACCCTTGCGCTCAGTCTCAAACGCGCTGGTGTCGAACGCTGCGATCGTCGGTGCGGTCGGTGCCTTCGGCGCTGTCGGCTTTTGTTCAGTAAAGGTCGGCAGCGGCTTCGGCTCTTCGTACTCGTAGCTGCGGGTCTCGGTGGTGTAGCCCGCTAGGCCGAACAGACCAAAGCGCGGAACCCGCTCCTGGTAGTAGCCAGTCTTGGTCACGGTCGGGCTCGCCTTCACGGCTGCAAGCTCGCTCTCGTAGGCCTTCAACCGTTCGTTGTAGGCCGCCACCTGCGACTCATACGCGGGGAAGCTCACCGTCTCGTAGGTAGCCTTGGCAGCCTCGAAGGGCTTCATCTGCTCTTTGACGCCGGCTTGGTAGGCAGCGAGTGAAGATTCCTGCTTACCGGTCAGCGCCTCGATGTCTTTGCGGAACTGGGTAGATAGACGATCAATGCCAGCGGTCTTGCGACGCAGAGTGCGTTGCGCGAACTGTGGCAGTTGAGTGGCCATCAGAGCATCATCCCGGAGCCCAGCTGCGGGGTGGTCACACCGAGCTCAGGCGTGAGGCGCTCTTGCGAGAGCAGGGAGCGTCTGCCGCCTCGCGTCCTGGCCTTGAGGGCCGACGCTTCAGCAGCCGCAGCACGGCGGCGCTCTTCGTCTGCAGCGGATTGCACCTCGCGGGCCTTGTTCTCCATCGAGAGCTTGTTCTCTTGATATTGGAGCTGACTGGCCTGGAAGGCCTGCCGGGCGGTCTCAGCCTGCGTCTGGAGTGCTGCAGCCTGCTGACCGTAGGTAGCGGTCTGCTGGGAGATTGCCTCGCGCATGGCGGCCGCATCACGCTCCTGTTGCTGCAGTTGGATCGCTTGCTGCTCACGCGCTGCACGGTTGGCCTGGCGTGCCTGGTTGGCCTGGTAGGCCGTCCCCAGAAGAATCGCTCCAGCAATCAAGAATGGCATCAGTCGCTCCTGACCAGCACTTCGTCTATCCGATCCAGGTCTGTCTCACTCGTTGCGTGAACACAGAACCAGACCGCGTCCTCGAGCGCCTCGATCCGGTGATGCACCCCAGCTGGTATCGTGATCACGGCCGGCGCTTTGTATTGCCTCTCGACACCGTCTGCCTCGACCGTCACTTCACCACTCGCCAGTATCGACAGGTGGTCATAGTGATGCGCGTGGGTCACCGCAAAGTGACCCCGCGGCAGCATCATCTGTCTCGCATACAACCCAGCCGAGAAGTGATGCCTGATCTGCAGATCTATGTCGATCATGCAGACCATTCTATTGGATGTTGGACACCGACGGAATAGCGCGGTATCTCAGCGATAGCACCCCCAGGGTGGAAGCCCACAGTCTGGCTTCCTGCCTCTCCCACCACTGTCATCCGTGTGACAGGGCCAGAGTACCTGGCGGCTGCGATTCATCCATCACTGCTGGGTCTTCCACCCGTTCAGCAGATGATGTTCTCCAGTCCCTCGCAGACAGGCTGGGCGGCTCGCAAGCAGGGTGACGCTCGGCCGGTGTTTTCCGCTGGCACCCATGCAGGTGCGCTACTGCGTGAGCGGAACGCCCGGCTACCCGCCGGGAGGGGGAGCCTTACTTCATCGGTTTATCGACTGGCTTGCCACGCTCGATACCGACGCGGTGCTTGATCTCGACCGCGTAATAGGTAAAGTCCAGCTGACCGCGGCCGACGGCGTTGGCCGCGTACTCGCGACACCTCTCAACCGCGGATTCCAGCGTGTCGTGCAGGAATGTGAACTTTGCCGAATGCCCTGACGGGGATCGCATGAACACTGCGAACTTAGGGTCGGTCGCGTCGTGCAATTGCTGCACGGCTTTCTTGCGAGAACGAAAAGCGCCTTCCATCTCTGTCCTTTAAGACGTGAGGTGTAGGCGAAAAAAACCTTCTAGGGTGACTCCGGTAGAGAGCCCTGGACGGGCTACCCCTTATGGGGTCGGAATCACGCTAGAAGGCTTTCGGTCGGTCTCTACACCAACGCTTCGTACACTATCCAAACGGCCCGGAGGCTGTCAAGTGTTGCGGGGGAAAAGGTCTGTGCGGCGGGTTTTCCCCGCACTAGGCGAACACGTCAAAGTCCGCACTGGCAGTGGTCTGATGAACCATCGGAGCACCGGCCATGTTGCTTTTCCGCACCATCCGGTTGTACTCGCCGCCACCGAGCATCAGGTAGCCGAATGCGTCGCCGATATGTGAATGCTCGTTCTTGTTGGGCGTATCCCTGAACCGTTCTTGCCCAGCGCCGATGCTGACCCTCTTAAAAAAGTATCCTCCCCCTAGCGCCTTCCTGAGGCCTTTGCAGGAGCGATTGACGATCAGCCCAGGCTTACCCATTACCAGCCTCTGCATGGGGCTTGCAGCGGCCTCTCGTCTCACCTTGAAGTCGTTGCTGGCAGTGGGTTGCGCTTTCAGCCCCAGGGTGCGCAGGAAGTCGAAGGAGGTGACCTCATAGATCGCGTCCCTGGCCATACCGGCTGGGTCACCCCAGAGCATGACCTGGTGGTTGGGGAACCGTTGGTTGAGCTCTGCGAGCAGCTGCAGGCCGAACCGCTCGAGGCCCATGTCGAAGGTGACGATCTCGTGGTGGATCAGCCAGCGGCCGTTGGGGAGTCTCTGTCCGATAGTGGCTGCAGGGGTGAGACCAAAGTCCAGGCCCACCTGGATGGGGACGCCAGGCTCGACCTCAGTCTCACCGCTCATGGTGGCGTCGTCGTACTCGGGCCAGACGGGTCTGCCTTCCTGGACGTAGGTGTACTGGCCCGCGGCATAGCACCGGATCCAGTCCAGGTTCTTACCCGGTAGCATCTGCTGGTAGTAGCCGGCTGGGAGGTTGTTGATGTTCTCTGCGGCAGGGTTGGTCTTCCACCACTTGCCGGCAGCCAGCATATGGTCATTAGCCTCGGGGTTGTCCGGCAGGTCGTCTGCTGGCACCTCGATGACACCGCCTGGTTGCTTCCAGAACTTCCAGCCTCGGGGCTTTTCCTTCTCGGCCATGTTGTGCCACCAGTGGTCGTCGTCCATCGGGTTGGTATCCATCCAGATGCCGTGCCAGGACGCGCCGCCATCACGCTTCGTTGGATACCTGCCCACCCGGTGCGTGAGGCCGTCTATGACCGCTTTGGGGAGCTCACGGGCCTCGTTGACCCATGCGCCTGTGAGCTCGAGAGAGAGCAGCTTTCTAACGTCCTTGGGCTGATCGAGCGCCAGAAAGATGACCTCGCAGTCGATACCGGCAGCATCACCGCGGGCGGGCAGCCGAATGTGGTGGGTGATGGGTGGCGTCCAGAGCATGTTGCCGAACGTCGACTCTGGGAACAGATCCAGCCAGGTCTTGATGGTGGTGGTCTTCAGCATGGGGTAGCTGTTGCGCACCACGGCCCAGCGCGAGTACCGGATGTTGTCGATGGGGGAGGGCTTCTGTTTGACGGCCTGGATGAAGATCTTGGCCGCGCAGGCGTAGCTCTTCCCGGATCCGACCGGCCCCATGACACCGGCCACGAACTGACGGGATTGGATGAAGTCGTAGACCACGGGGCTCTCGCTGAAGTCCAGCTTCAGTCCGGTGACGCCGACCTGCTTCGCGCTCTGTTCCTTAGTTCTCACTTGCGTCCTTCAATCAGCA